GAGCCGTTGTTCCAGCCGTTATTAGTCCAGGCGTAACCGCCGGCGTTGCGACAGTAGATGGTGTTGCTTCCCTCAAGCGTAGGCTTGTCGTGGTAATAAGTAATTACCGCGCCGCTGCTGTCCGCTTTACGCGTGACATATAAGCCCATGCTATTTGCGATGGTCTCGTTCAGCGCGAGGGTCGCCTGCTCAAAGTCGTTGATTTGCGCCGCCTGTTGAGCGCGGGTCTGCTCGAGTACCGCCTGCTGCTTCGGTGTAAACGCGCCCATTGTGGCATATCCCGACTGCGTTGCCGTTTCGCCCTTGCCCTCGAGCTTCGTACAGCGGTTTTGTGACTGCCACTTGACATTTGTCAGCACGACCTTTTTCGTCCCCTGCGCCGTCTCAAAGTTCATAACATCGAGCGGTCTGAGGTGCGGAAAGGAGTGCGTCGTGCAGGACATCGGAGTGTATGTAAGACTGCATCGCGCGGTTTTGAGCTCCGCCGCCAGTGTGCTGAGATTCATATCACTCTGCGCAAGAAGATTGCCCTCGATGTTAAAGGCATAGTCCTTTGTGCCCGCGAGGTACTCTGTCTTGTTCTCGTCGTTTCCGACGATGCGCACACCGGAGAACACTATGTTGTTTTCGGCAAAGTCTGTATTGCCGGAAGTAAAACGATCTGAAGCTTTTATAACCGTGTGCTTGGCGTTTGTCGCATACCACCCGCCTGTCAGCTTGCCGTCATAGTCGATATACAAGCTCACGCCCATAAGCTCCGCAGCCCAGACAAGCACCTGACGATAGGTCAGATTGTCCGCCTTCGGGCGTTTAGGTATCGACACACCCCGATGCAGCGTGTTCGTTGGGAGCTTCTGCGACACCCCGCACTTTGTGCAGGCATCGGCGACTATCTGATACAGTGTTGCAGGATAGGCAAGCTCAGTATCATAGGCTCGGTTAAACTTCGCCATGCGATCATAAGCCGTTATTTTGATGCTCCGGAGCTTGCGTGGCGGGCTGTCCACCGTGTAATAGCCGATAGGCACGGTCTCTGTTGTCGAGCCTGCGGAAAAGCTCGTAGTGACATACAGCTGTGCGCCCTCGAACACCTTGTCGTCAAACGCGCTGTCGGTATTCTCAAGAGTAAAACTCAGCTCTGACATACACGCCGAGCCCAAATCAAGCTTACTGCCCGTGACACTTGACCAGTCCACCGTTACCGCGCCGATGATGTCTTTGTCGGTGATATTAAATGCCGTGCCCTTGGTAGGCGTACAGAGGATATTGACGGACTGCACCACATCCTCTCGCAGAGCCGCAAGCCCGGCAGAAGTTATTGGATACATAACATCACCCCTTTCGCGCCACGATTTTAAAGGTCACATTGTCAACAACATTCAGACTGCTGTTGTACAGCGGCGCACTTCTGTTGCCGACATAAAACTCTTTTGTCACATATACGCCTTCGAGCATATTTAAGTACTTGACCGTTATATACTCCGGGTTGAACATTTTCAGGATCTTGCTCGCGTTCGCTATGGACAGCCCGGAAAACTTAAGCGTTACCGCGTCGGTCTGCCCTATGCGTTTTTTGTGCATGACGACATCTTCGGTACGCCCTGCGTCGCTGGCAGAAGCGTCCTCAAGCTCCCATTTATATCCGTCCTCCGAGTCAGGATATACCGGCATAGTTACGCCGTCCACGGTAGCTATCGGATTGTCACCGGGATTAAAAGCGGTTGCCACTGCTGTTCACCTTCTTTCTTGACATAAAAAATGAAATATGATAAATTAAAAAGAAAAAGGAGAAAAATAATATGGATAATGTTCTTTTTGGACTTGGCTTTTTATCTTTGGCGGGTGTAATCGCCTTTTTAGTAATTGCAGTTGTGCGGATCTTCAAGAAGAAACCCCGCAAGAATTTTGTCGTTGCAGCTTTGATTTGCTTTGTTGCATCTAATGTGTTCATTTTTTGTGGAGCACAAACCAACTACAATAACATGACCCCCGAAGAAAGATCTGAATATGATTCAAAGCTTGCCGCCGAATCACAACTTAAAGAAGAAAAGAAAGCAAGCAAAGATAAAAGCAAGGACAAAAACAAGACGAGCGAGCCGCCGATGACAGAAGCCGCTGCGTCGCAAAATATTGGCGACGTCTCAGTCCAAGCACTTAAGCTCTACGCTGACCTCTCGGATGAACAGGCTCAAAAAGTTATAAACGACTTTAAAAAAGTGGGAATTTCCACTCCGATTTACTTTGAATCATTATCATCAAACTCGACGGATAAGAGCTTTAAGTTTTCGAACGATAAGATATCCGGAACGCTTGTCGTTTCCAATGGAAAGACGAGTTACATTTCGAGCGGCGGAGTCGAACTGTTTAACTCCAAAAAAGGCGGAGCCCTCGCAAACATTGAAGATTACTATCTCAGCTCCTACGAGTCAAATTATTACAAGGGCATGGCAGAACAACATGTTAAGCAATACCTCAAGACTCCATCAGCTGCGTCGTTCCCCGACCTCACGGATACAAGCGCATGGATTGTATCGCGCTATAAAGACACCGTTACGGTCAGCGCATGGGTTGACTCACAAAACTCCTACGGCGCACAGTTACGCAGCGATTTTGTAATTCAAATGTCCTACGCTTCACAGGGAACAAGTCTTACATATGCGGAAATTGAAGATAAAGTTCTCTACGGTTCCTTTGTTTCATATTGAAAGCAGCCCCTTTCAGAGGGGCTGCTTTTTATATGTCGCATGGAATAACTGTTCTTCCGCTCTTTTGATTATATCTCTGAACAGCGGTTACTATAGCCTCTCCTTTTATCGTACCGTCAGGAAGCACGACCTGTATATGCCAGTCGCCGCCATCACTGCCGCGGCTTTCTTCCTTGACGACCTTTCGCAGCAAGCTCTCCGGCGTTTCGATATTCGTGCCGTTTTTCTGGTCGCCGAGCATCGCAATAAACTCTCTGTTCGGCGGAATTACCGCACCTGTTGCAAGCTTTGGAATTTGAGGTATCGATATATCGCGCAGATCAGCAAATGGCGACAAGCCGAGTATATTTGCATTTCTCAGCTTATCGATTGACTTGTTTATGGCATTAAACGGTATTGCAACAACTTTGTTTATACCTCCGATTATTGCATTAACAACAGCTTTAAATGCTGCAGTTATGCCCTCTTTAATGCCGTCAAAAATTTTTCCGCCTACACTGAAAACATTTTTGACTGCTGTCCACGCTTGTGTAAACTTATCCTTAAACCAAGTTACAACAGGTGAAAAAGCCGTTTTAACACCCTCCCAGGCGTCCTTCGCCTTTGATTTCAAGCTTTCCCACATTCCGCCGAAGAAGTTGGAAACCGGGCCAATTACGGTTTCTTTAAACCATGATCCCGCTATGTCCCAAGCCGCTTTTACAATTTCCCAACAACCCTTTGCTATAACGCCGATATCGTAGAAAACATCGTCGAACGTCTGTTTTACGCTACCAAACAAAGTTCCAAACCATTCAGTAGCGGGAGAAAAGACGTCTTTGATTTTATCCCATGTTTTTGAAAACGTTTCTTTTATCGGTTCGGAAACATTGCTTTTAAACCATTCACCCAAAGACGACCATTTTTCTTTTATCCAGTCATACGCCTTTTTAGCAGCTGCTTTCACTTCGTCCCAATAGACTATCAGTAAAACCACCGCCGCAATTGCCACGGCTACCGCAGCAACCACAGCAACACCTACGGCAGTCGCAGCTCCGGCACTTGCGCCAAGCGCAGTACCTAATGCAGTAAAAACACCTTTGATGCTCGCGCCTATTGTAGACAGCTTGCTCACGAACTTTAAAGACTTAAAAGCGGAAACAATTCCCCCGAGGTCTTTTATCTTTTTGAAAAGCTTGGCGCCTTCAAAAACAAGTAGGAACGAACCTATTGCAGTACCGGCTCCGATAAACGCCGGTTCCCATTTTTCAAGCTCTTCTCTGACCTTCTTGAATTTCTGCTTCAGCTCTTCGGCGCGCTCTGCAAGCTTCGGGTCAATAACGCTGTCAGCGTTGGAAAATGGGCTCTTAAAATTGTTTCCTCCGCTCGATACCGTTGTGCTGCTTCCGCTGCCGTTGCCGCTATCAGATCCGGTATCCGGCGTTCCGAGACGATTGATTTCATCGATGCCGAGCAAAGCGTTTTTATAATCCTTCGCCTTTTTCGCCGCGCTGCCGAGGTTTGTGGACACTTGCTGTGTGCTGTTGGCAAGTTTAGATGTGTTTGATGATGTCTGACTCGTTGCACTCGACGTGCCGAACAATATAGCCATAACTTGCCCGGCTTTTTCGGCGAGGGCAGTCAATCTTTCAAGCAACGCCGTGACCTGCGGAATACACTGCTGCAAAGCCGGCGCAAACATCGACCCGAGCGCGCTCGACAACATTTTTGTCTGAGCTTTCAAAGCAGCCTGCGCTCCTGCGAGGGTGTTCGAATATTTCGCAGCATCCCCGGTCTGGAATGCCGTCTCCCGCATGATGCCTTGTGTCGTGGCTATGCGCTTTTCTGCGTCGGTCAGCGTTGCTGCAGTCTTGCCTATCGATGCCGCATATTCATCCCATATAACGGACAGGTTTTTTGTAACGCCGGCGTTGTCGACAAGAATGCTGTTTTCGTTTTTGATACCTTCGGCTGCGCTCTTGATGGCTTCGCCCATCGTCATACTGCCCTGACGGTTAAATGCCGCCGAGTCTTTCAGGTTGGTCAGTATGGACTGTGTCTGCTCGTCGGAATACCCTGCCGCCGCGAGGCTCTTATACGCGGTGTAAGCGTCCATCATCGGTATAAGACCGTCTTTAGTGTACGATTTGAGCCACGCTTTCGCGGCGTTCAGGTCTTTTCCCTGCGCGGTCAATATGCTCGACAAGCCCATCTGCGCGGCTTCGTTTTCCGCATATGCGTCCGTCAACTTCTTGACCTCGCTTACTACTTTTTGTATAGCCGCAACGGCAGCGGCCGTTTTTAAGCCTGTAAAAAGCGTTCCGACACCCGCTCCCGTGCGCGTTGCCTGCTTTTCAAGCGACCCCAGCCTCTTGTTCGCCTTATCGATCTTGGCGTTAAAGTCCTTGGTGTTTGCTGTAATCAGCACTTGCAGTTCTTCAACTGTCATTTTTTCTCACCTGCCCTGTGCCTTGCGGCGTTCTTTGATTTGGCATAAGCGGACATCCGAGCTTTGATTACCATCCACCCCGTTTGCTGCATGCCGAAAGCTGACGGGAACGCCTTTTCAAGCGTAGGATATTTTTTTCGGGTCGTTAAACGCAAAAGAATCAAGCTGTCCGAGATTCCATATCAGCTGCAATTGCCATTTGCGCCGCTCGTTTTCTGCCTTTTGCCTTGCGGATATGAGATCCTCAACCTCTCCGGCCGACATGCTCCAGAATTCGTCCGGGGTTATCCCGACCGCAAAAGCGCGAGGTTTGAGATCCGCGACCCACTCGGTCGCTGAGGAGAAGATTACTCTATCTCCTGCTCCTCGTCCTCCCGCTCCATGTCCGCTATCTGTTCCGGTGTAAAAAAACCGGACACCTTCATAATGCCGAGGAATGTGTCCGCTCTGTCCTCGAGGGTAAAGCCCTCGGCTTCAAGCGCATCGATGAGCTCATATGTCTTGGGGAGCGTCATATTCGCCTGGTATTTCTGCAGCGCGCCCCAGAGGGTCACTGCAAAGACCTTGGTGTATGCCAGCTTGTCAAGAGCTTCAAGCAGGCTGCAGCCTATACGGTCTTCCACTTCGATTTTTGTCGCCGTCGTGAGCTTGAGCTTGTACTCCTTCTCGCCGGCGGTCAATCTATAAAAAGGTGCATTACACGCAGTAAGCATAGTTGTTGTCTCCTTATTTTAAATTTTCGGCGGAGTTTCCCCCGCCGATGTGTTCTTTAGCCGCCAGACGAGGCATATTCCTCTATATCCGACGATGGAGTGATTTTTGCAATAAAGGTCAGCGCCTCTGCGATGCCCTTTCCGGGCATCGAAAGTGACACTCTGCCTGTCCATGTGAAACCGGAACCGTCCGGGAACAGCAGAATAAAGGTCTTGTCTGCATCCTTAGCTCCCTTGAGGGTCGCCCAGTTCGTGCCGGTCTTCATCCCCTCATAGCCGAAAGTAAACGCCATATCCCCGGGGTCGGAAAGCCCGGGCTTATACTTTCTCTGCGTGTTCTTCATCGTGGTCACGTCGATTTTGTCCGATTCGCCGAGCATATCGGGAAAATCAAGCAGGCCGGGAACTTCAGCCGCCGCTTCTGCGCTCGCGCCCATTTTCAGAATCACGCCTATAGAAGTCTGATAATCTTCAGCCATTTGTACTTACCTCCTTATTAACTGCGGTAAAACCGCTTCGTGTTGTTGTCGTAGACTCCGTTATAAAGTAGGACGGTGCGGTATAACACCGTACCGTCCTGCTGTTCGTCCTCAAGGTGGTTAGGACTGCCGCGAAGCAGACCGAGGCGGAGCATTGCATCGTCGACTTGCCTCTCGACCTCGTTTCTGCCCTCCGGCGTCGCCATCCACACTTGAATCTGCACGGCGATTCGTGAAAAATGATCCGGACGCGAAGAGGATGGCATTTTAACGGAGTTATCCATCTGCTTTATCAAACCGTGCCGTTCAAAACTCTGCGGATATTCCGCAGACCATTTCACGCCCGGTACAGCGAGTGAAAGCACATCATAAGTCACCTGTTCGATATCAACCATTTTTCTGACCGCCTTTACGATTTATTTCCTGCTGTATCGCGCGCTTATAGCACTCGAGTATTGCTTCGCGATTGTTTATAAGCGCAGGATAGAGATACGGCTGCGCCTTTTGTCCGCTTATCATTCGCCAGCCGACACCAGGGATTTTGCCGCGCCACTTGTCCGCCTTGTAATGGATCCCGCTCGGGAGCTTATGAGGATATGTGCCGTTACCTTTGGGACCCGTACCGAATTCCACATAGGCGGCGTATTCAACATTGGTCAATACGCTGCCGATATGCTTGCTACCCTCGCGCTTGTAGTCGGTATGCAGCGACGCGCGCAAGTTGCCGTTATCTACTGGACACAACTCTTTTGCGCTGTTGTTGACTATTCGCGCCGCCTCGCGCGTGCCGTTTGAAATAGCGGTATCAGTGCCGCCGAGCTTTGCGAGCTTTTTAGCCAGCTCGCCGAGACCCTTAACTTCAATGCTCATCGGCTCACCGCCTTGCAAAGATACAGCGTGTGGCTGTCGTGCGGCTGGATCTCGGTGATTCGGTAATAAGTGCCGCCGTATTTCACATAGTCGCCCTTCTCGACAGCGAGCGTATCGGATGTTGAGAAGGTGGCGTCTCTGTTGCACTGCAGCCCCCATTCCTGCGCCTGCATAGCGTCGGTAACGAGTCGGAAGTTGACAGTAAAAGAGCCCGCAGGTGTTTCTGCGGGCTTCACTGTTTCGCTGCCGAGCGTTCCCGTCTGTTTGACGGCTTTATAGTGCTCGACTGCTTTGTCTTGAAATACGGCGCGCTGTGCGCGTCTGAAGGCGTCAGGGATCTTCACCAGAAAAGCCTCCTCCACTCGTTGAGCATCGCCTTTTCGCTGTCGCTCAGTTCCGCCGTTGTGGCGAGGTCTGAGTCGCTGTGCTTAAAGCTCACGCTCTGGTCGCCGTCCGTTATGCTTGCAACGGTCTGCGCCGCATCGGTAGAGCCCGGCTGCTGCGTGCGGTAACGCTGCGCGGCTATCTCTGCCACAAGCAGATCAAGACCGGGGACAAGCTCACGCCGCTTGGTATATCGCAACACCTTTGACTCGACGCTGTCCAGCAGATACCGGGCAGCCGGCAGCGACATTTCCTTACCCAACATCACGCGCATCCGGGCTATGAGGTCGGCCTTGTTCTGCTCTGTCATATCAGCCCACCAGCCTTGCGGTCATGTCGCTGTCAAGGGTCTTGACGCCGTACAGGATATCAAAGCTGACGCGGTCGGTCTTGTGCTTGATGTCGTAGTCATATACAACCCTGATAGCAAGACCGTTCCTGCTCGAGGCAATAGCCGCATTATTCGCGCCCATAGGCAGCTCAAGCTGACGAGTGACGAGTGCAAGGCCGTTGCGGTGGAATGCGAGGGAGTGGGTCGTTTTGACGAGATACACCTTGACCGCCGCGTCCGAGGCAATAGTGCGGTGGACAGGCTGATCTATCGCGACCTCGGCGACCGCGCCGCTTGCGGCAGTTGCATCGGCGGCAAATCTGTAAAGATAGCCGTCGAGGATAAAGCCGTCGCCCTTTTTAAAGGTGCCGGTCGTCGCAGTGACATCCGAGAGTGCGACCTTAGTCTCGCCGGCGGTGCAGGAGACCTTTGCAGCGGTCGCAGTGCCCGCAGTTGCCGCGAGGGTATCGGGGGCATTCTGCGACATATAGGTGTCAAGACCATAGATAGAGCCGAGCTCTGCTGAGCGCAGGGCGTCGGAGTTGCCTGCATATGCGACCTTTGAGAGATTTTCCGTGGTCAGATAGCGATACTTGTGCGTCGGATTGACGAGAAGTCTGCGCTGCTGTATCGGTACGCCCTTGAGGTCAAATGCCTTGGCAATGTTGGCAATGTCCTTGAGGTCGGCCGCGTTCGCGGTGCCGCTCACGGTGTTGCCGGCGTTTGCGATGCCTTCGGCGATAATATCGCTGTCGATGGCCTGGGATATGGCCTGCACCGCAGGAGATATGATCTGCTCAGAAAATGACTTGATGTCGAGGGTCATTTCCTTGGAAGTGACCGGAACGGTGACATCGCGGAAATGGTCAAGGGTCACCTTGACGCTGCCCTCGTTCACATTCTGGTCTACGGTCTCACCGACGAAGTTCTTCGCGGAAAACTTCGCGGGCTTGCGGATGGTGATAGTATCACCGACGTGTGCGAACTCCTTGGAATAGTCCTTGTGGACAAGGTCGGCAGCAACGAGATTGTTCTCGAGCACCATAAGAGCCTCGTTCGCGACTATCTGAGGAGTCAGGAATTTGTTTGACATTTGTTAAATCCTCCGTTTTTACTGATTTTTGCGCCAATTCACATAATCGGCATAGTTCTCGGGGGCTTCGCCCGGTTCGGGGTCTCCGCCGCCGTGGTCGGGGTCTCCGCCCCTCTGTCTGGTTTCGACTTTGTCAAAGAGATAGGCGTCGCTTTCTCTGATTGCTTTAAGCTGATCGTCAAAGCCCTCGAGCTTGCCGTCTTTGTCGAGCTTCACGCTGCCGGGCGTTATCAAAGCTTTTATCGCTCTTGCGTTCTTGCCCTTGGCGGCTGTAATAGCGGCATCGATAGCGGAGTCAAGCTTCATGGCGGCGATATCGCTGTCATACTTAGCCTTAGCCTGCTTGTTCTCGTTCTGCAGCTGTGTAATCGTTGCCTGCAGCCCGGCGGTATCAACCTTTTTGAGCTCTTCAAGCTGACCGTCCCGCTCTGCTATCTGACCCTCAAGGTTCTTGACCTTATCGGACTCGGCGCGAAAATCTGCTTTTGAAACAAAGTTCTTGCCGATATAGCTCGCTATCTTCTTGTCGATGTCCTCGGTGTGTGCGTCGCCTAAAATGTCTTTAAGCCAGTCCATGTCTGTCCTTTCCCGCGCTCCCTTTTTACTTGGCCAGTCCCAATATTGCGCGACACCATTTTGCTCCGGGTGGCGGATAAATTTGGATATAAAAACAACGCTTTGCATTTGACTGCAAAACGCTGTAATTATTATGTTGTGATATGACAAAACCGCCTCGCTTTCGCTTGGCGGCTTGTTATTTATTATTGATCCTCTTCGTCAAGAGTATCTTTTCCGAAAGCTTTTATATAGCTCTCGGTGAGGTCTTTTATGATAATCGGGGCTTCTTCCTCGTCCAGTATTCCGTCGAGGCGACCTTTGAGCAAATCCTCATAGTAGAGATAGAGCTCATCACTCATAGCTTCTGTGAGGTCGTCGTTGTCCACTTCCCATTTTATCAGTGGGAGCACAACATTAAGCCGTTCGGCCTCAGTAAGAATAGATTCGTCAAATTGAAACAAATATGAATGTTCCAACACTTCCCCGGTGTCATCTTCCGAATCATTATAGGTTTGTAACATTTCGCGCGCATCCGAATAACTGATATCACAAGTCATTTTTTCGTTTTCATCCTCCTTTTCCAGACATCACCTTCAACCCTTTTATTAGAAACAACATTTATTTCAACATCAGGATGAAGATCTTTAAACTGCTGCATTACGCCCTTACAACTGTCACACATTCCCCGTTCAGAAAGCATACAGATTTTTTTGAAAGGCTTTTCTTCATATAAATCTGCAAAATGTTCAAAAAGCTTTGCTTCTGTATCATGATAAGTTTTATCACGAATTTCCCCATTTTCTTTTAGAACATTTATATATGTAAACCGTCTATTCTCTTTTAATAAGACAACTTCGTTGGTTCCCTTATATCCTTTTGCCTCTGATATTTCGGAAATCATGCTGTGAGCGTAATACATATTATCGACATCATCATCGATATATGCTCCGGCAATATTTCCGCTTTTTTTGTATTTGCTCGTGAACTGGAGTCTTTTTTCATAAACGACCTTTTTATCAAACTGTAAGATTTCATCAGTAGAGAAATTGCCTGAATCTATCTTGTATTGATTCACAAAGCGGTATTGCCTTTTAAGCGTCTTCCACTTTTCAGAATCATTATACTTTATTTTTAAGAATTCATCAAGAGAATCCGGCACATTTTCTTTCAAGACTGCCGAATATCGCTCGAACTGGTCTCTGTTGTAGGAGGACACCTGCGTCAAAGTCTTGGGCGGGTAATATTTAAGCTTCCCGGTAAGAGGATTTATATTATCCGCAAGCCACTCTTCATATGTCGTTTCCGCCGGAATAAGCACGGTTTTCCCGGTCTCGGGATCCAATGCCCGGCGTTTGAGTTCGGCTCGGTTTTGTCCCTCTATGACTGCCGTCGTCGTACAACGGTCATTCGGATGGAGCGGCGGATAGTTTATGCCCTCTTTCGCTTCGGAGACCGGAAAAGTCTTGCCGTCCAAAGCGCCGCAGACATCACAGGTGCGCCCGTCAAGGGTGGCGAGAAATCTGTATTCCGTTATGCCTTCCTCTTCGTATGCCTCCTTTTCGGCGGCGTTATGCACACGGTTTGTCTCGGTGCGTATCAGCCGCATCGAGCTGTACATTCCGGACTGCATTCATACAGTATTGCAGTCTTGATTAACTCCTGCAGGTTTTCGTAATGGTGCTCTGTGTCCGGCCGTCTTGGTATTCATAAACGCGATTACATCTTTGGACAAAATCTAAGGATGTACATCCTTGACAATTTCAAGCAAACCCGATATACTGATAGTGGAATCGGTAAGAGATTGTAGGGCATTGCCCGAAGCTCTGGTCTTCGAGACAGCCGATTCTTTTTATGTTTATTGAATATAAAATATCAACTTGAAAGCTTTTAAATTCTGCCCGACAATACAAAAAATATTGACACAATTTTTATTCCGTGATATATTGTTATTGCCGAGTGCAGTGTCTGTCGGACGACTTTCTTTTGATTGCCTGTCTGATATCCTGCATTCGGCGTTTTTTTATATTTCCGGCTTTAAATCGCAGTTTTTCCGCTGTCTTAAAATTTTTTGAAAAAAGTGTTGACAACGGGATTTTTCGTGCTATGATATAGGTGTGCTACGACAGATAGCACACTTATTCTGATTTTGGTGCACTGCGGCGCGCCGGAATCAAAAAGAAAGGAGAATCGCTGTGGTCTTAATCGACAAGCAGAGCCGCGTGCCGGCATATGAGCAGATAAGAAATCAGCTGCTGACTCTTATCCTTGTCGGTACATTCGCTCCGCACTCGCAGCTGCCGTCTATACGGTCCATTGCCGCCGACGCCGGTGTGAACATAAACACGGTAAAAAAGGCGTTCTCCGACCTTGAATCCTACGGTGCGATATACACCGTGCCCGGAAAGGGAAGCTTCGTCAGCGAAAAGGCTTTCAAGAACGATTCGGTGCACGACACGGCGGTGTCCGAAATTTCGGACGCCATCTCTGCCGCCCGCGCCAAGGGACTCAAAAAGCAGGAAATTATCGACATACTCAATGAAATCTACACTCAGGAGGAAGAATTATGATTGAAGTAATCGGCGTTACAAAACGTTTTCAGGACTTCACCGCCATTCAGAATCTTTCGCTGAAAGTCGAAAAGTCGTCAATATACGGGCTTGTCGGCTACAACGGCGCGGGCAAAACAACGCTTCTCAAGACGGTCGCCGGAGTCTACAGAGCCGACGAGGGCGAGGTCAAAATATTCGGCGAGAATGTTTTTGACAACGCAAAAGTGAAGCAGAGACTTTTCTATGTCCCCGATGACATATATTTCGAACCCAACGCGACTATCGAGAGCATGGGCAAATTCTACGCGGGCTACTATCCCCGCTTCAGCTTCGAAACTATGCACAAGCTCTCAAAAGTTTTCGGGCTTGACACGAAGAAGAGCATACGCGGCTTTTCAAAGGGCATGCAGAGACAGGCCGAGATAATCCTCGGAATGTCCACGATGCCCGAGGTCATTCTGCTCGACGAGAGCTTCGACGGACTCGACCCGGCAAAGAGGAATCTTATTAAGAACCTCCTGCTCGAATACATGGCGGAGGAAGAATGCTCGGTCATAATCTCATCCCACAATCTCCACGACCTCGCCGATATGTGCGACCACATTGCGCTGATAAACGGCAAGAGCATAGTCATGGACTGCTCGGTCGACGACATCAGCGGCTCGCGCTGCAAGTTCAGGCTGGTCTTTGACCGCGACCTCGAAGAGAGCGATTTCAAGGATCTCGACATCAGGCACTTCTCGAAGGACGGAAAGATAATCACTCTGAGCGCCAACGGCGACATGGACGAAAACGAGAAGAAGCTTCAGGATATGAAACCGCTGATGATCGAAAAATTCCCGCTCACGCTCGAAGAGATCTTCCTCGAGGAGATGGAGGGCAGCGACTACGACTTCAAGGACATCTTCGGCAAGTCCGAAGAGAAGAAATGAGGTGGAACAGATGAAGAAAAAATATAAGAACACTTTCTGGTTCTCCGTCGCGCACGCGATGAAAAAGAACTTCATTCTCCCGCTGCTGACATTTGCAGTGAGCATGTTTTTCTATCTCTCCAACTTCTGCTGGGATAAGATAAACGAAGCAAAAGAGGCTGCCGAAATCAGGGGTCAGGATGTTTTGAAGATGATGCGCGACGCATATGAAGTATTTATCTTTGACTCCGAACAGGCAGCATATGACCCGCTGTTTTATATCTTCCCCGCCCTGCTCGTCGTGATATCGATTTTGCTCGGCGTTTTGCTCTTCAGATTCGTTACCAACAAAAAGACCGTCAACGTCTATTACAGCCTCGGCATTAAGCGCGCCGATCTCTACACCGCGCGTCTGGTTGCAGGCATAATTATGATGCTCGCGGCAACACTCATCCCGCTCGCAGTATCGCTCGGAATCAACCTCCACTTTTTCGGCTCGTCCGCCATGCTTTGGAGAACCTTCCTGTTCTATGCGGTGCACAACGTGATATGTGTGCTCGCCGGTCTTACAATATCGGCGGCGGTCTCGAGCTGCGTGGGTACGGTTGTTGAATCGCTTGGCTTCTCAGCCGTTCTTGCGGCGTTCCCGAGCGTTGTGACAATGTGCGTGAACTACAGCGTTCCTGCAATTCTCAACGGCGCACCCGGCATAACTTACTACGACATATATCCCAGTTCATCAAGCTACGGCGACATGCATCTCGACATGACGGACTCTACCATGTTCGGGCGCATCATCAGCCACATAAATCTGCTCATGCTCAACAGAAGCTCTTTTATTAACTCATCTTCCGTTGAAGCTATGACAAAAGAGGCGGCAAAAAAATGGGCCGCGCCATCGCTGACTCCCTATATTCTCTGGGCAGTTCTCATCGCCGCGTTCTTCGTGTTCGGTCTGTTCATGTTCAAGCGCAGAAAAGCCGAGATATGCGGTTTCCCCGGAAGAAGCGCCGTTCTCAACTTCGTGCTCTGCATGATTGCCTCTTTCGGAGCTGCTTCGCTGATAATATATTTTATAGCATACACATCGCAGATAAGCAGATGGATAATGATAGCCCTGGTAATCGTCGCATCTTTCCTGGTATTTGTTATACTCGATGTCATTCTCCATTTGAGCTTCAAGGCTCTTAAAAAAGACTGGAAGATAGGTCTCGTCCACGTCGGTCTCATGGCGGCGTTCCTGCTCTCGCTCTACACCGGCTTCTTCGGCTACAGCAGCCGCGTGCCCGATGTTCAGTCCATCGAGAGCGCATCCATCTCCGCGCCCAACGCACTGATGGGCAGCTACAAGCTCGGCAACGGGCTCCGGTCCGGATATAACAGCAACCTTTATTACTTCGGCGAGGACGGACTCAAGGACTACTACTATGTCGGCAACCGTTCGAACTCACTCGTTGAGGACTTCAAGGACAAAGATGACATAAATACTGTCCGCGAAATCCACAAGGCCATGATAAAAGCAGGAAACATCAACGAAATGAACTGCGACCCTGATGACTATTCGAAGAGAGCTACAAGCCAGAAGGTCATCATAAAATACAAGCTCAAGAACGGACGCGAGCTTGTCAGAGTTTATAACTATGTTCCGCTGACCGACTATCCCACGCTCTATACCCTTGAGGATACCAAGAACTGGAACAGCAAAATCAAGAACGAGCTGCTCAACATCGACTCGAAAAATGTTATCCCGATAGTTTTCTCCGCTCAGATGGACAACAGGATAGCTGTTGACGAAGAGCTGACGGCGGGTCTCGCGCGCGCGATATATAATGATATCAGCACGCTGAGCTCCGACAAGTTCCTGACAAGCAACGCGAAATATCTCGGCTCGGTTGCGTTCTATGTTTCTCGTCAAAACACACAGGATGAGGCGTACTACGGAAGCGCCACTACCGTAACAGAGCCTATGCCGGAACCGGGTATTGAGGAAGATCTTGATATGTCAAGGCAGGATAAGGTCAACGAGCTTTCGGCGCATGGAGAGTCGAGCGGACATTATATCTCACTCGGCGACTACTCAACAGTTCCGATAACCTCGGAGATGACGAACACTATAAGCTTCCTCAAGGAGCACGGACTCTACGAGAAGCTCACAGACGAGTCCCCGATAGTCAGCGTCAGAGTTAAGGACATGGGTCACTCGACCGACTCCGTGCAAGCAAGATACGGATACGGCTATTGTAGCCCGATATTCAACGCCTTCTGGGATGACGGAAAATCAAAGGCAGTTTCAAAGACGGATTCCACCGGCTACACCTATCAGGTGAGCAACTACAACAGCGGCGATTTCATGCCGAAGGATGCCGTAACCATAACAAACAAGACTATTGTCGAAAAGCTCGCCGCCAACGCCTACGGCTACCGCTTCGACCTCACGGGCGGATACCTCGTTGAGTTCAAGCGCGAGAACGGCGCTCTTACGATAATGTACGTTCCCAAGGGCAGAGTCGAGCTGAACCTCGGCACAGGCAAATAAATTTCAAGCGGCGGCTGCGCTGAAACGGTGCGGCCGCCGAACTGAGCAGCATCGGAGGGAGAAAGGGTGAACAGAACAAAAGACGGCTTTAAAAATCCGTTTGGCTTCACGGTCGCACACGCGATGAGAAAGAACTTTGCCTTTCCGCTCGCGGTCTTTGTCATGAGCTTGGCGCTCTACCTCAGAAGCTTTTTCGGCAGCGACAAGATAAGACAGCTTACGGCGCTGAAGAGCGGCGGCTCGGCAACGTTGGAGCTTCTGCGCGAATCCGGAAAGTTCCTGATAATCGCCGACGGAAACGGCTCCGCGGTGTCCGATATTTTTTACT